AATCCAAGGAACGTATCCCTTGGGAAGTTAAATGCTAAGTTTGACATAATTGTCCTCCTATATTATAGCAAGGTTATAAAATGAATACCCTTTCGGCATATCCATTTTTATTTATACAGGTTTCACTTGATACCTATATTATATTTAGGACACAATTCCCATTCAGATTTATCTTTATGAGATATAATTTTGATTTGGTTTAATGCTGCAACTTCTCCAACAGGAGTAACTACTTCAAGTAATCCCCAATCATCCATTAATTTTACAATTGTGTTCCTACGTTTAAGATCATTCTCTGTTAAGTTAGATGGCTTACCATCTAATAAGAATAATTCTTTAAAATGAGTTATGAAATATCTTCCTTGTTTATGAAGGATATGACATGATTGATATAGCTTAGCATCTCTTTTAGATGCTACACCTATTCGTGTAAGTGTTTCACGTATCTTTAGGAAGTCATCTGGTTCTGCTAGTAGTACTTCTAACATCATTTCTGGTTTCCAGTTAACCAATTCATCGTTGTATTCCGCCATGCTGTATTCTTCCTCTTATTATTTTAAGATTTTCATTACTTAAAAGCGGAAGTACATCACGAGCCTTTTCATTGCTATATCCATAATATGATTTTATAGCTTTAATGTCTTCTGATTCACTAGCCTTATTCCACTTGGAAAACCTATTTCGTTTTCTAACTATATTTATAAGAAATAAGTATTGCAGGCGGGAATCAAGATGGTGAAACATATTCATTTCATTGGCATATATTACTGAATCAGGAAAGTAAGATAGACCACGATTAACCATAAAGGCATTGTAGTCTTTCTCATCTTCCATGATATCTTTTTTGGTAGAGGATATCGATTTGATAAAATCAAATGGACTACTCATCATCTAAACCTTTTTCTAAAAAGCCAGTCATTGCTTTTAATAATTGGCTGGCCTTTTCTAATTGCCATACAATATTTACCATAGCTAAAGCAATAATTATTGTTGAGTATTTTGCTAGTTCTGTTAACATATTAGTCTCCTATTGAAAAAATAAACATATGATTACTATTAAAGGAATAGCAATCGCTAAAAACATTATCATTTGAATTTAATCTGTGACATTATTTCAGTCATACATGCTACCACATTTATTTCATGGTCAGCTACAAAACTATCCTTATAAGAATAATCTGCAAGTATGAGTACCAATTGCGGAATGCTATTAGGTGCCACATACATAATCATATTATCATACACCATTCTAAAAAGCTTTGCAGATTCTACGTCCATGTTATCTGTTACCCATTTACGCATTCCTTTAAAGTTTTTAGTCTTAAGATCTTCCATCAATCCTTGAACACTTGCCTCTGATAAAGTGACAAGAACTCCAGTATCGATATGACCACTCATACCATACCTTTGACATTCATTTATAACACGACGCCAGTCTGGTATGTATTTCATAATGAGTTCTGCAATAACTGCATTGTCATATGTAATCTTTTCGGAATCAAGAATGAATTGAAGCCTAGACATAAATGCCTGTGCCATCTTAGCTTTGTTCCCTAAGTTGAATTCATATACAGAACATCTCGAATGGAGAGGATCTATTATACGATTCTTAAAATTACAGGTTAATATAAATCTACAATTCTGCGAAAACTCTTCAATGAATCCACGTAATGCAGGTTGAGTAGATTGGGGATTTAGGTAATCAGCTTCATCGAGAATGACTACCTTTTGTCCACCATGTAATGATATAGTACTTGCAAACTGTTTGATCTTGCCACGTAATGTATCAATGTTTCCATCTTCGGATCCATTGATCATCATATAGTCAAGATCTAATTCATTGCATAGAGCTCTAGCAACTGTAGTCTTACCTACACCTGCAGAACCTGTAAACATCATGTTAGGGAGTTGTCCCCTAGAGACCATATCTTGAAAAATATCTTTTAAACCTTTTGGGAGAATACACTCCTCAATAGTTTTAGGGCGATACTTTTCTACGAATAAAAATTCTTCCACAAACACCTCATAATATAATTAAAAATTTACGCTGTTACTTCATCTTCAGTCTCAGCAGGAGCTTCCTCAGTTGTAGCTGGAGCTTGTGCTGCAGCTGCAGCATTTAAAAACTTGTCTAAACGATTACGTACTTGACCAACATCCGCAAGTTCAGCACCTTCAAATGCTCCTCGCTTAGTTACGATATCAATAATTGTAACGCATGCTCTAATATCAGTTAGGTTAAGACCTTGGTTTTCTTTTGGTGCTTCAGGTACAGTTGTTGGAACTGCATCAACTGCTTCAGTTGTTTCTTCTTTCTTTGCCATTATAATTCCTTATATGTTGTTGTTTTATCTAGGGCAACCCAATAGTTGGTGTTACCGGCTATTACCGATGCTACTTGTTTTTTGTCTATTCCAAAAACGTATTCATCGGATGGTTTGAATTTGAAATTGTTTATATCAAATACGAAATCAAATTCTGCAGAAGTATTTATACTGCAATTTGCTACATTTAGAGTAAACTCATTTGATGTAGGGTTTTGTTTATCAAGAATTACACATTCGATAAATGCTCCATTATAATTTTTGCGTATGCTAAGCTGATTAGCTTTAAGAGTACCTGACGCTTTACGCAATTGAGTTAATTGTTCGTGTGTAAGTGTGAAGATTAAGTCATCACATTCTAAATTAATATCTTTAGTTGGAACTGTTAAGCTACCAACTTCAGAAAAATAATATTTAAATGAAGTAATACCATCTGTAATTGTTACAAATCTTTTTTCTTCATCGAAATCAAGAGTAGGATCATCAAACATATTAAGACAAGCTAGGAATTCACCTAAGTCATATATGCCAAATTCGTATGGCCAGTTATTTTCATCAATATTAAGCTTCACTAGAGATTTTGCCATGAGTGTTTTAGACACAGACATTGTTCGAATCATTCCCTCTTCACCTAAAGCGATATTGCTATTGATTGTTTGGAAATTATTCAATACATCTTTTATTTCATTACTAAGTTTCATCAATTGACTCCTTTATGTCATGTTCATTAATTGCTAATAGAGTGTAGTGCATGATCTTCATTAGATCTTCACGATTTGCTCCATTCTTTTTACCATACCTTGACGCATATTTCAATACATTACCAAGACAAAAATCTAATCCTAAGCCAGAAGCTGAGATGAGATCCATACTTTGTATACCATTAGCCGCAGCATAATGTTTAGAGTAAGTACCCTCAACATAATGCGTTAGCTCATGGATATTTTTCTGTTCGTTAAACTTCATTTCTTAATAAAGTCTACTTCGTAATAAGATCCTTCATAATCAAAACGAATAGTTGAATGTGAGTATTCATTACGTTGTGTTGAAGTTTTACGTGTTTCAGTTTGACACACCATCGCTGTGGTGTTGCTTTTATTCTTTGCTTCATTTGAACCAATTGCTGCGCCTATAACTGCTCCAGGTAGTTTACCACCATCACCATCAGTTACTACATCACCAACAACTGCACCGAATATTGCTCCCCAAAAAGCTCCATTAATAAGATCATCAGGGTTTGTTATTTTTTGTTGACTACACACTTCGACTGTGTATGGTTCTAAATACACAACTTCACGAAAGTGATCTTTTATTACTGCGCTGTGATTAATTGTTGCTGCTATGGCATGTGGTGCCGTCATTATTAAAAAGCCTGTTAGAAACCAGCCCATGTTTTTATATTTTTGTGTCATACGTTATTTCTCCATTTGAATATTAGTATATTATATCATAGAATTGGGTTAAAGTAAACAGCTGCATTAAAATATTTTTTTCTCATATCCTAATACAACTCCCCAATTGTCTTTCTCATAAGCTGGAGATATATACCAGCCATTCTTTTTTATCCTTAACATTGGAAGTAAGGAGTAACTAGAGTAACCAGTTACGACTCCTATTTCAATGATACCAAACTGTTGTCCAACATAAGTGGACACTTTTGATTCGCTATTGTAATATGCACCTACGATAGTGCTATTAAAAAATGAATGTTCAACTTCACATCTTACATGAGGGTGAACGTTTTGGTAGTCTCCTTCTAGTCCAACATGAATAGAAGCGGCTAGTAATAATGATAAGCAACTCATTATACTGCTACCGCATCTGAAATTTTAGCAACTAATTGTTTAGTGTGCTTTTTAGTTTTATTGAATTTTTTAAATTCATTCCTAATGTCTCTAATTGTTTCAACTTTCTTAGGAGTAAATTCATCATCAATATTTTTTTGACCAACTTTTACTATGAAGTAATCATCATAACCTTTTTGATTTTTCCAAACTTTATGACCTACTTTTCTCCACTTCTTTACAAGATCTCTAAAGTCATGATTACTTTCTTCAATGTCCCAATAACCTTGACCAAAAGTAGAAGCATCATGAGCTAAATGGAAACCAAGGATTTTAGCACCTGTAATTTCTTTAAGTCTTAATAAAGCATTTTTGTATATTTCTCTTGAACCTTTACCTTGAATAAGTTTTCCATCAAAGTTAATTATTTTTGAATTACGATTAGTTTTAACATTAGCGTGTTCATCATCATTAGCATTAACACTATCTGGGTAACCATCAGTAAGCATCATAACATTTGTCTTTTGAATTGAATGCTTCTTTTGAAAGTCTTTAGTAAGTTTAGCTGCTAAAATCGTAGTTTGAATAAGAGGTGTTGAACCCATTGTATCAACTTGATGAAGTCTACCAGCATGTAAGTAATATGACTTTTCGCGAGTATATGAATGTGCTTTACTTAAAGCAAATGTAGTATAAGCAGCTTCTTCAAAAGTTTTAGTATTCATTTTTGAAGAAAACATTTCAACAACTTTTATTTTAGTTAAGCCGTCTAGTTCATTACCTTTAACTTCAATGGTAGGTTGAAGATCTCGTCCGTACCAACCTGAAGTAGTAAATGAATAAGCTTCAAAAGGGATATTAACTTTTCTACAAAACATTGCAATTGTAATTGTTTGATTAATTACGTCTTCTATAATATCACACATTGAACCAGAATAATCTACAAACATCATAATTCCATGTGATTTAGCTTGTGCTAGTTGAGTAGTTGTAAGGAAAATATCTTCAGAAGTTTTATAAGCATGAAGCTTTAATGGATCAAGCTTTCCAGACTTTGCAGTAATAGCTCTTGAATATTCATAAGCTGCTTTCTTTCTTTCAAAGTCTTTAGCCAATAAATTAGCTGTTGAGTTCAATCCAGGCTTTGATTTAGCCCAATCATTTTCACAACCTGGATTACCATAAGGACTATATTCAATTTCGTCTATGTTATCATTCATCCATTCCATTCTCATATCGTTTGCTTCTTTATAAGAAAACACAATCTTGTCTAAATTTTCCTGTGAAATACCTGCAGAATATTCTGATTGTCTGTCTTCTTTACGATCATCTTTTGAAGTTTCAAGTAAATCTTCTTCGTTTTCTCTAAAATTTTCTTCAGTCCAAGGGGAAT